CGAACGCCGTTCAGGAACCTGTTGCTCTCGTCGGGCTGCCACTCGCCCACCGCCGCGTACAGGCCGAAGGCGGTCGGGTTGATGTCCGGTGTTGGGAAGTCAATCGGCAACAGGTTGTTGGTGGCGATTGACTCGTCGTAGTTGACGGTCATGGCGTCCTCCTCAAGAGCCAGAGAGGGCGGGGATCGTGAGCGGCCTCGGGTAGTTGCTCACGGTTCCCCGCCCTCCGTCTGTTTCGCGGCGTCGGGTCCTTAGGAGACCGCGACAGCCGGGCTCGTACCGCCGGTCAGGTGGCTGACCGTCGAGAGGGTGCCCAGCTCGGCCGGGTAGGTGACGACCCACGGAGTGCCCGGGCCAGGACCGCCGGTGACGGTGAAGTCGGCAGCTGAGTAGCTGTCGTCCATCGCCACTAGGGCTGTCTTGACCTGAGCTGCGGTGTCGTTGTACGGCACTGCCAGGGCGCTCACGGGGCCGCCGGTGCCGCCCTCGCCACCGCCGGAGAAGTTCCAATCGACGTTGCCGCCGGTCGGAATGCCGGTGATGGTGACCGTGTTGGTCTTGGTCCCCGGGCTGATGGTGATGGTCTCCCGCGCGCCGATGGCACCGTTGGTGTCCAGCGGGATGCGGGTGAGGATCGACTCGTAGCAGCGCTTGCCCACCGCGATGGCGTCCTCAGTGAACATCCGCGTGAAGCGGTTGACCTGCAACTGCTCTTTGGGATACATGACTCCGAGCTCGATCACGTTGCTCATCGAGCGGAACCAGGTGCCCGCCGGATACAACACGATGTCGACCGTGCCGGGCCAAGTGAGGGTCGCCAGGTTGCCAGGCAGGCCCGTGGCTCGGGTCTGCCAGTCGCCGACGAACTGAAGCGCGATGTTCCGCGCGGTCAGCCAGCCGAGAATCTGCGCGTCGCTCACGGCGAAGATGTCGGTGCCCTCGCGGAACGCCAGGTCGGCCCGCAGCACCTCGAAGAACCACGACGGCGCGATGCCCTCGATGGTGTAGGTACGGCCCAGACCGCGCTTCAGGCGGATGTTGGTCGCCATCAGCGCCAGGCTGTTCAGCACCGAAGCCACCGAGCCCATGACCGAAGTCGGCGGGATCACCAGCGCGGAGCCGGAACCCGACACCACATTGAGAATCGTGCGCCGGGACAGGGCCCGCAAGTGCTCCTGGGTGAGCTGCTGCATGAACCAGGTGACCAGCTCGGGCCAGCCCTGCTCTTGCAAGATGCCGCTCTCCACACACCAGCCGACCGCGTTCAGGCGGATCTCGTTGAACTCGTTGGCGCAGGGGATCTCCACGCACTGCTTGATCGCCGTCGGGTTGCCCCCGCCGTCGACCGCTTCCAGCTCGGGCTCGGTGAAGAACCACTCGAAGTCCTCGAAGATGCCCGACAGGTCGGGCTCAATCGGCCAGCGGATGCCGCCGCGATTGATGGTGATCTCCGGCAGGCTAACGAGGTCGGTGGCATTGGGCACGTCACAGAAGTCGTACAGCTGCTCAGACGGAGCACACCAGCCACCGGCGGCCACGAGGGCCTCGGTAGTGACACGCTTGCCGTTGACGTACTCGGTCGCCTTGGTGATTGCGGCCACCAGCGCGTGCGCGTCGGCCACCACCTCCACCTCGCGGTCAAGAGTGCTGACCACCTGGCGTGCGTACTCCTGGCCGTCCATCACCTTGTTCGGGCGGTTCGGCCGGAACGACGCCCGGCTGCCCGGCCGCATGGTCTCAAGGGCCATGGCGATGTCGTGGAAACCGACCTTGCCCATGTCGGCCCGGTAGCCCGGGCTGTTCGGGTGCATCCGCCAGCCAGGCTGATTGTCGGGAATCAGGTCGGTCGGCGTGTCGGTGTTCAGGCCGGTCACGTTGACCGGGCGCTTGCCGCCGGTCGTTGACTTCGCACCGGCCGCTGCCAGGGCAGGCTCGGTCTCAGCCTCGGCATCGGGAGCCTCGCCGCCCTCCTGGGCGTCGGCGTCGGAATCGTCAGATGCCTCCACCTCGCCCTCGTCAGTGACCTCGTCACCGGCGGCAATCGCGCCCTCGGCCTCGGCCAGCAGACCGGATAGCTCCTTGGCGTGCTCGGCCTCGGTGGTGGCGGCCTCGTCGCGGGCGGCCTTGATGGTCTTGGAATCTTCCAGCAAGCCCTTGAGCCGGTCGGTGTCCTCCCGGGTCAGGTCCTCACCGGCGGCGTGCCGGGCCTGGATTACGCGGATGTCTGCCTTCGCCGACTCATGCAGAGCGTCCAGCTCGGCGACGGTCGCGGGCAGCGATTCCGGCATTTGGAAAGCCACTGCGAACTCCCTTGATCGTGATGAAGCGTGTTCAATTGACGGGATCGTCGCCTCGGCACACAGCTCGGAGCAGGTGACTCTCTGAGGTGGAACGCTAGATGTCCACCGTGCAACGCCGGTAAATCAGGGCTTGCGGCGCAGCCGGTGGATAGTCCCACCGACGCCGATCACTTCGGCGTGCGCCTCGGCATAGAGCATGAACGGCGGCGTACCGGCGGTGGGCTCGTCGGGATTCACGCCCGCCGGGAGCACCTGGCCGTCGGGCTTCACCACGTAGAAGCCAAGGGTGTCGCTCTGGCCCCCGCGCCCGACGCCGCCCTTGTTACAACCGCAGCCCATCAGTAATAGACCGGGCCGTGATTGAGCACCATCAGCACCACGCCGACCAGCAACAGCAGCCCGGCGATGGGCCAGCAGATGTTGCGGGCCACGAAAAGCCCCACGATGAACAGGATGACGGCGAGAATGATCACTTGGACGAATCCCCCTTGTCGGCCTCGGCCGCTGCGTCGCATTTCTTGATGATCGCGTCGTTGTTGTTCTTGTTGGCCCACTTACGCACGTGCGCGATGATCTGGGCCTTGGAGTAGGTCTTGGAGTTGCCGCGAAGGTTGATGGCGTCCTCAGCGTCGGCGGCGTTCTTAATGGGATAGCTGCCGTCGGGCATCGTCTGAACGTCGGGGTCCTTCTTGTCGGCCTCTTTGCCGTACTTCACCGCGACGGGCTTCTTGGGCTTGTGCATCCCCTCTTTGCACGGTGGCGCGGCAGCCAGCGTGTCGGGGTCCAGCCCGGCCAGCAGCTCGCCGATCTCCTCGTTGGGAGTGGGCAGTGGGCCCACCTCGGCCGTCGCCGCCGCCAGCAGGGCCTCGATACCGGCCTTGTACTCGCGGGCGGCCAGCACGTTCTCGAATGCCCGCTCGATGTCGGCCATGCTGAGGCCGCCCGGGTTACCGCCCGCCGAACGGCGCGGATCGGGCCCAAGGGAGGCAACCAGGGCAGCGGGACGCCCGTCGGAACCCGACCGGCCGCGCACCGCGAACCCGGGCGTGTTGACTGCCAGGGCAGCCACCAGCTCAAGGCCCTGGCCGAAGTCGCGCCAGTCGCCGCTGAGCGGCGCGCTCATGCCCTGCTCGACCTGCTCGGCGGTGGCCCACGGGGCCGCCACGCCGGAGAACCAGATGCCGTGCTTGTCCTCGCCGACGCGCACCAGGGCGAAGCAAGTTCCGGTGTTGTCGTAGTGGGCGGCGGCGGGGATACCTGCCAGGCGGTCGGGCGCGTGGCCGGTGCCGACGGTCAGCCGACCGACGGGCAGCCGGTCGCCGTTGTCCAATCGCACCGCCGGGCTGGTGTGGAAGTGCCCGTAGTTGCTCGGCGAGCGCGGCGTGATGACGCACTCGGCCTGAACGCTGCGGTGGCACTGGCCGAAGCAGGCCAGGTGACCGAAGATGCGGCCAGTCTTCTCATCCAAGGTGGGCAGCGTCGGCTCGGTGAGGTTCGGGTTGCCGAACAGCGCCGCCGGGTATACCCGGGGCTGGAATGACGACGCCGCGCTGGCGACCAGGCTGGCCGGGCGCTGCTCAGGCTCGCTGTTCAGTTTGATCATCGTGTCGCCGAACGCAGGAGTGGCCACCAGCGTCACGCCGATCAGCTCGGCGGCGGTGATGGTCTGGATCACCTTCATGTCCATCGGCATGTCCCACCAGTCGTCCTCGGTGAGCTCTTTGCCATCCTCGTCGGTGAGCTTCCACTCGGTGGCTGCCAGGTCGACACTCGGGCGGGCTGCGGTGTGCTCAAGCAGCCCGGCGGCCTCGTCGGCCTCCGGTGTGTTCAGCATGTAGCCGGAGCCCAGAACGGTGTCGCCGTCGATCTTGGCGCTCTCAAGCACGCCGACCGTGTACGCATCGAAGTGGCCACCGCTGGCCTGCTTGCACCACATCACCGGGTTCGGGAACGACCGGAAACTGAGGTCAATGTCCTGGGCCAGCTTGCGCCCATCGCTGGTCTGCACGCCGACGAAGGCGATGGGCTGATCGGTGAAG